ATCGATCCTCTTAATCTAGTCTTCCCCCGCGTCATTGACGCCACCATGCGGAGTGACTGGTGGAAATGTCCCCACGCGTTCTTCCGCCGCCACCTCCAGGGGCTAGTTCGCCCTCGCATCAACGTCCACCTCCACTTCGGCAGTTGCATGGCGAAGGGCCTGGAGGCCGCCCGCCGCGAGTACCACACCTCCAGCGACACCAATGACGCCCTGATTGCAGGCTGCGAGACCCTGATCCAATCCTGGGGCGACTTCCCCGAGCCCACCAACCCATCCCGATCCGAGGCCGCGAAGACCCTCCAAGGCGGCCTCCACGCCCTCCAGCACTACTTCGCTGAGTGGCCCCTGGACGACGACATGCTCCAGATCCACACCCACAACGGCGCCCCCTGTATCGAATGGTCTGGCGCGTGGCCCATTCCTGGCTCTCGACACCCTGACACCAGCGAACCCATCCTGTACGCCGGCCGGTTCGATCTCATCGCTGATTTCCAGCGCGCCACCTGGGGCCTCGACGATAAGACTACCTCCATCGACCCCAACCACGACTCATGGCGCAACCAGTGGCGCCTGCGCGGCCAGTTCACCGGCTACACCTGGCTGGCGCACAACTTCGGCATCCCCCTCAAAGGGTTCATCGTCCGTGGCATCGGTGTCCAGAAGACCGACATCAAGCTCGGCTACGCGATCGTCCCCCGCCCGCCGTGGATGGTGGAGCGCTGGCTGCGTCAGCTCCAGGATGACACCCACGAGATGTGCCAACAATACTCCAACCTAATCCAGCGCTTCGAGGGTTTCGACGAAGCCCCCTACGCCGGCCATCCCTTCCCCCAAGCCTTCGACTACGCATGCGCCGACTTCGGTGGCTGCACCTACCTCGACCTCTGCACCTCCGAGCACCCGGAGGATTGGACCGACCAGTTCGAGGTGCAGCGTTGGGATCCACTCGTCCGCGCGGAGGACAGCGCAGCATGAAAGCGAACATACTTCTCCAAGGGGATATTGGTACAGGGAAAACTACAGCCCTCCGCACCCTCCTCCCCGAGTGGGTCGACGAGCACGGCAAGGTTCACGCCGGTGCCGGCCTCACCCCCTTCGTGATCTCCATGGAGCCCGGCATCGAGGCAGCTCTCGGCCCCAACCTCTGTGGTGGCGATGGTGACACCGAGGGCCTCCGCCGCCTCAAGTCCTCCCGCATCCACTACCACTACCACCCTCCCGCCAACGTCGACTGGTCCACCATGCGCAAGTGGGCGCAGGTCATGCACATCTCCACCATCGAAGTCGCCATCAAGACGCAAGATCCCGGCCGCTCCCAATACACTCAATTCCTCGACCTGTTCGGCATCTGCTCTGCCTTCACCTGCGACGCCTGCGGCGAAGACTTCGGCGATGTTGGCGAGTGGGGCGAAGACCGCGCCATCTGCTTCGACGGCCTCACCAGCCTCACCAAGATGGCAATCTTCTCCAACGTCGGCAGTCGGTTCTATCTGTCGTGGCCCGAAGTGGGCGGCGTCCAAGGGCTCATCGAGGGTTTCATGGACCTAGTGTGGGGGGGCACCAAATGCACCGCCATCCTTCTGGCCCACATCGAGCGTGAGGTGTCCCCCCTCACCGGCCTCTCCACCCTCGCCACCTCCACCATCGGCAACAAGCTCGCTCCCAAGCTGGCTAAGAAGCCCGACGAGATCATCGTCACAGAGTGCGTCGAGGGAAAGTTCGTGTGGAACACGGAGGAGGCCGGGCGCGGCCTCAAGCGCCGCCGCCTTCCTCTCTCCACCTCCCTCGCCCCCGACTTCGCGCAGTTGTTCAGATGACCTCCCTTATCGAAGACTACGCCGCCATCCAACGTCGAGCACGGGAACTTGCCCCTGCCACCGGTCGCGGCCCCGAGGCCCCTGTGTCTTCCTCGCCTCCCTCTACCTCCCTCCGCTGTCCCCGGTTCGCTGGGCGCGTATTGCACGAGTGCCTCCGCAACCCCGCTCCATGCCCCCCCGAGTGTCCCCACGTCAACGAATGGATCGGTCCATGAGCATCATTGGCAAGTTCCTCACCGCAGGCTCGCCCGCCGCCTACGCCTCCACCGAAGCTATCCGCGAGGCCCAAGCTGGCCACGCCGAGTTCGAGGCAGGCTTCTCCGAGTTCTGCAAGGTCCTCGGCATGCGCGTTGGCGAGCTTGACAAGCTCCCATCGATGGAGGTCCTCACTCTCATGTGCATGCGACTGTTGCGTCTAATGGAGGCTCGCTTGGAAGTAATAGACGGTGAACTGACAGGTATTCAAGAAAGGATCTCTCCATGAGCACTCTCGCCCACTTAGAAAGTAGCATCCGGCTTAGAGTTAGAGCAACTGCAACAGGGTGTTGGCTCTGGCAGGGTAGCAAGACAAAAAGTGGCTACGCTGAGAAATGGTGCGATGGAAAGGCAGTACGCTTGCATCGCGAAGTGTACAGAAGGCTGGTAGGGCAAATTCCAGAAGGGTTGGAATTGGATCACACTTGCCCTTACAAACATTGCATTAACCCAGAACACTTAGACCTAATCACTCCAGCGAAACACAGAAAGCTAACTGGAGCGCGCAAGTCAGCTTGCATTAACGGGCATGAGTACACGCCCGAGAATACCATAATGAATTCTGCTGGGCATAGATGCTGTCGAACATGCAGAGAGATAAGCAACAGAGGGAGGTACACAAATGAGTACGTTAAGATCATCTGATCCTTGCACAGATTTGATTTTAGACTTCATCGCTGGCGGCGTCGACGGCAACCCATCCGGCGAGTCCGACGGCAACTACAACGCGGTGATCGGCAACGCGCACAGCGACCGGGACCTGAGTGTGCTGACGCTACATCAGATCGCCAACCTCCAGCGCCAGCTCGTCAACAACGGCGAACCTTCCTCTGCCGTTGGCCGCTACCAAATCATCGAGCACACCTTGGAGACACTGATCGAGGAACTCCATCTCACCGGCGAGGAGCACTTCACCCCGGAGCTTCAAGACAAGCTCGCCGTCCAACTCCTTGTCGGCCGCGCCTATCGCTCGTGGTGGCGGGGCGAAATCTCCGACACCACCTTCATGCACAACATCTCCGCCGAGTGGGCCTCTCTCCCCGATCCCCGCCTCGGCGGCAAGTCGCACTACGACGGCGTTGGCCCTAACCACGCCTCCACCACCCTCCTCGCTGTCAGCCAGATGCTTGTGCAAGCGCGGCTCCACATTCCACCAGCAACATCATGACGCAGCGCAGCATGGCTCGGTCCGCCGGTGGCGCGCGCAGCGCGCAGTGTGATTGGCGCTCTGCCCTTATCTGGAGCCTCGCGCCCTGCCCTTACCATCACCATCTTCGCCCATCATGGGAGAGGAAGCCTCGCGCTCGTGCTGGCCCACAACTCACCAGCATTCAGGCCGGATCGGGATCTCCGGCCGCTCTCCCGCCAGCCCTTGCGGCTTCCCGCCGCAACCTCCGCAACGCCTCGTTGCACCTTGACCTAAACCAGGAGCTACCACTATGCCCAGCCAGTCCCTATTCGATATCAATACTTTCCTCGACACCCATCACAAGGTCGACATCGACGCCCCATTCGTTCTGCCAGACGCCGGCGACTACCCAGCGCAGATCACTGACACTCAGCGCACCCCTGGCATCAACGTGATCTCTGGCGTCGGCGACGATGGCCGCCCCTACGCCATCCTCAACGTCCAATGGGAACTCCAAGACGAGACCATCAAAGCCAAGCTGAACACCGAGCGTGTCTTCGCCCGGCAGTCCTTCTTCCTCGATCTCACCGAGGACACCCCACCCCAACTCGACTTCGGCACCAACAAGAACATGCGGCTGCGCTCTCTCTGGAAAGCCACCGGCTGCAAGCCGAACTCCAAGGGCCAGATCAACATCGGCATGCTCAAGTTCCAGACCGGCTACGTCCACGTTGAGAACATGCCCGCGCGCGGCCCCAACGCTGACCCAGACATGCTGTTCCCCACTGTCACCCGTGTCACTTCCGCCGACAAGGCGCGCGCCAATGGGGCAGTCTAGCCGCATAACACGCTGGCGCGAGAAGAACCGCGAACACGTTCGCGCTTATGATCGCGCCCGCAAGGCTCTAGACCGCGCCGAGTGCAAAAGACTACTCGGTGTGACACACAAAGAAAGGATCACCCCCCACTATGCCTTGGGTCATCGATCCCCCTGGCGGTCTCAGCAATCACAACTTCCCCCGCCGGATCGCCGAAACTGAGGCGGAGGCTCGCAGCATCGTTGCCAGCTATCCTCTTCACACCCGCATCTTCAAGGAGGCTCCCATCGCGGGGGCCTCTTCCCCCGACCACACTGCGCCCGATCGCCTCGTGCCTCGCCACACCAACGGAGGCGATGCGACATCCCCGCCGTACAGCCCACCAAACCCCCCACGTGCCTCCGCCTCCTCCATTTGCCGCACAGCCGCCTCCCTCGTCTCCGGCGCCCGCTCTGCCCTCCATGGCGACAAGCTCGCCAACCACCAGTGCATCGCCCGTCTCTGGGATGGTTACCTCCAGTCCCTTGCTTCAAAGCGCGGTGTAGGATGCCCATTCCTCTCCGCCACCGACGTTGCCTCCATGATGGAACTCCTCAAGATCGCGCGCCGCCTCAGCGGCGCTCACAACCTCGACGACTACATCGACGCGGCAGGCTACGCCGCCATTGCAGGGGAGATCGCCGCCAATGCCGAAGCAACATCGCCTCGCCCGTAACCACAACGGACGCATCTCATGGCCCTTCAATCACATGGCCCTCGGAGATTGGTTCAACTTCCCCGTCGCCGCATTCTCAATCCGGCGCGCCCAACAATATGTCTCCGCCCGCGCCGTCGCGTATGGGCGCGCCGGCCAGTTCAGGACTTACAGCCATGACGGCTTCATCCGAGTCGAGCGCATCCGGCGATGACGGCAGCGCCCGCCTAGAGCGCTTCATCGAGATGCTCGT